GATCCTTGGTCCGTTATCTGTGTACCTTGTCTGTATATGTATTTATCCGATTTCTTCATTCTTTTTTTTCCATTCCCAATAACCTTCAGCCCATGACTTTGGATTACTGTCTATTTCTTTTATAAATTTTTTAGTCTCATTTAATTTTTCTTTCTTAGTCTTTTTTTTAAAAATTTCATCCCATCTATTTCTATACAAATCCGTGGAAACCCTTGATTTTCCATCCCATTTTGTACCTTTAGAATTCTTACTCATACTACAAATCCCAACATAAATAGACTTAGAAGAACTATGAATCCTAGGCCTCCAAATATTAATATAAAAATTTTATCTTGATCCACTTAACACTATCCTTGTTGCGCTGGTCCATGGATTCAAATCATAATCTTTCATAGCACACCCACTAGTGAAGACGATCAATGTGATCGAAAACAGCATAAGGGTTATACTGATCTGTTGCCAGTTGTTCATTTATTTCTATCTCTCCTTCTGATTTACATTCTTTACATTGTACTACTGAATGTTTAGTTAAAGCCCATCTCCATATACTAAAGATTGGCGTCTTCTTCTTTACATATCCATTCCCATTACATTTGGGACAGATCATTTTATGTTTTATACTCTTTTTGGTAGATTTCGATTCCATTTCATATCCTTTTCAAATTGTTTTTGGGCTTCCCAAAAGTTAGTTCCTCCGTGAATATTTTTAAAAAATTTTTTTCTAGCCTGTATCTTAACGTATAACTTTCTAATTATATAATCAGGGTCCTTGCCAGCAAATTCACAAACCAATCTAAAGTCTTTATTATTTCTATCTAACCAAGCCAAAGAAATTTTAGCTTCTCTAAAATCGTTCTGAAAGAATGCGTCATGTACCGCTCTTTCCAGTACCGCTACCCATAAGATTCGAGTCCAGTCTGTTTCCCTGGAATCAATTATAGGTAGAGTCTGTTGTGCATTTAATAGATTACTCATGCTTCTTCCCCGATAGTTTACCATTTAAACGTTTCTTTTCTTTAGTAGCTAACGTTTCAACAGTTTTACTGACGGAGAGTTTAACACCAGGTATCTGTGCCTTTGATATTGCAATCAAGTCCGAGTATACCTTATGAGTAACCGATATGTTACGATATTTAGTTATATCTGTCATGCTTCTTCTCCTTGGTTAATTCATTTACTTTAGTTTCCAAAAGTGATACTTTTGCCTTTAACTTAATAAAATCTTTTATAAGATTGGTAAGCAGTGAGATCAATTTCTTACTTTCCATAATTCTTTTTATAGGATAATTTAATAGGATTGTCAATGATAAAGTTAACAGTTTTTTTGTGTTCATTGTATATGAATACTTGTTTAACTCCACACACGTTTGAGGATACATATGCAGATAACTTCTCATGTATGTTGGATGGATATCAAAAATCATATGAAAAAATGGTTGAGCTAGGTGCTGAAGAAGTGAATAAATATGGCATATATATTCGTTTTATTTGCCAAGATGGTAATAAAATAATATTGCCTAAGCCAAAACCTAAACCTGGTTCGTCAACATAGTTGACAATGTGGCGCAATTGTGTTAGAAATGTGGTTCTTCTCACCTTTTGTTCCCGCTTGAACTCTGTTGTCTCTCTTCAGAGAGCGGGACTTTTGGATAATCTATAATTAATTTCCCGTCTAAGTGGTCCATTTCATGTTGTACTACTACAGATGGAAAGTGATAAAACGTTTTGTGTTGTTTCTTTCCATGTCTACATATCCATTCTAAATTAATTGATACCGAACGTGGTATTCTATTGTCATGACCAACGCATGATAGGCAACCCTCATCCCATTTCATTTTAATATTATTTTTAGATAGTACTACTGGATTAATAAATACTTGTGGCTTATCTCTTTCATTAGATATATCCATTACAAAAATTCTTCTGTTATAACCTACTTGATTCGCAGCTAATCCGACGCCATTGTGTTCGTACATAGCTAAAATCATTTTATCTATTAATTCTTCATTATCAGAACTTATAGGTAAGTCTATATCCTGAGTTGGTTGTCTTAAAAACGTATCAGGTTGTTGCAGTATTTGCAGTTGTTTGTCTTTTGTCATTTGTTTTACTATATTGTTTTGCTTCTTTAAAACACTCTTTAGATTGTTTAAAGTATTGGTTATTAAATAACCATTCCGCGTGTATTTCTAAAATTCTATTTTTCATTTCTCTATTTACATATGCAGCCATAAAAATCTCCACTTCCATCGTGCATTACATGAGCATTAAGTAATTCACTATAAGTTGTTAGTTTTAATCTAAGTATGTCACATAGATTAAAGCAATCTAATACAACTTTTTCTACGAACGATATGTCTTTCATCATTTGTTTAGTCACTGGGACTAGATGATACATACCGTCCGTAAGGATTATTAAATCCATCAAACAGTTGTGTTATACTTTCTACCATTTCTGATAAAATGTATAACTCCTTTCTGTTTTTTGTTAATGTATTTGATAATACCGCTCCACTTGGGGTCCGCAGTAATCAAAGACTTTAATACTTTTTTGTAAGACATAGCGGCCTTTTCTTCAGACTCCGCTCCATCTTTGGTTATGGTAAACATATACTTCATTGTATAGTAGCATTCTCTCTTTCGGCTTTAGCATGAATATATCTATGATTTACTTCTTCATCTAAAGCTCTTTGAAAAGTATCTTTTACCTTTTCAGTACTACCATAGTAGTCAGACATATTGGTTGCAATATGCTTTACTATCTGCGAAGATAGTGCATGAATACTACAGCCTAAACCCATTGTTGAAAGTTCTTTAGACGCTTTATTCATTAGTCTATCAAACTTACTCATATGTTTATCAATAAAATCAATTATTATTTGATCCTTGATTTGTTTAGTTTGTTTCTTTGTTAGTTGTTTCTTTTTTGCTTTCATGCATCCTATATAGGATATAAAAGGATAATTGTCAACCCCTCCCTTGACGATTATATTTCTTTTTTTTACGATTTTTATTGGGCCTTTTTGTGTGTCTTCTAGGCCGTTTTTTAGGCTTTTCTCGTTTTACGTGATGTTTAAATTTTATTCTGGCCATGACTCACAGGTACATATTTAACCGAGCCATTGATATGTTTCTTAACTACCTCTCTACAGTTAATACATGTATATAGTCCTTTTCTATTAAAACTAATCATTGATACATAAAACTCACATAGGGGACAAATACCATAATCCATAGTCATAGGTTTGTCAGTATACATCCGACCAATCTGCCTTATAATAGTGGACAATTTCACTTGCCTTTTTCTTTTTGTTGTATTTCTTTTTGCTTTTGATTTTCCTTTGGCGAAAGATTTTGAACTGCAATAGTTTCGCCATAATATTTTTAGCCATTTTATCATTACTTTAATATCAATTTAACAATACTTTTTTCACCCATATATATCTCTGTCTCAGCCAATGACTTAATGCATTGATACTGCACGTGGCTTTTAGATTCACGTTGGGCCACCCTCTTACCTTTTAGACAGGTCGACATGTTGGGTTGTATTCTGTGTTCCTTGATTTCCTGGTTGACAATCATCAACAGGGCTATTACAATCTCTTCCATTTTTTCATCCTCCGTTTCCGTTTTTATAGTGTTGGTCTCTAGCTTTATCTTTTAATTTTTCAATATCTTCTAGAGCTTTTTCTAATTGTTTTGTTAAAAATTCTATATTAACTTTATTATGCATTCCAGACTCTTGTTGTATCTGTAATTTTTCTACTTGCTTATATAATTCCTCGATAAGCATAAATTGTTCTGAATCGGCCGGAAGACTTCCTAAAGTACCCCGAGGCCACCCTATTCTAAAAGCTGTGTTTTCAACTAAATCTTTTTGCATTAACTCTACTTCAGTTTGAAGTCTGTTTTGCGTCTCAATAATACCGAAGTAAGCCCAGGTCCCAATCGCAACCATACAAATCAAAGACGCTACCGTCTTCATAGGCATTTGTACTGCTGCTTCTTCTGAAATCTTAAGTGCCATTAGTTATAACTATATCCTGTGTTGCCTTGTTCTAATTTTTTAAATAGGTCTTCGTGTTGTTCCATGATCTCTTCATCTGAATCCATCATACGATCCATTTGATCTTGTAGTTTTTCTACTTTTCTTTCGAGTTTATCTATTTGATTATTATGTACTGCTTGAAATGTTGATAGTTCAAAAGTTCTAGATAGACTCCAGCCTCCTAATGCAATTAAGAGTCCAACCAACATCGTTAAGATTTTTTCCATCATGACTGCGGACACCCACAACCAAGACACTCACAATCAGGTCTTAAACAATCAAGACCTCTTTTTTGGCGTAAGCAATGGCATTCGTGATTACAGTATTTGCAACCTTTAGGTTTTTGCCAACTGAAAAGCCACGATGTAAATTTATTCCAAAGTTCTTTTATCATTTTTTCTTCTTCAGGATTCCATCCATTTCAAAATAACATCTTAAAAGATGTACTTTAAATCTGATCCAGAGTTTTTTCAACTTCCTCATAGACCCTCCCTACTTTAAAGGTTTAATTTAAAATATTGCAGATAAGATAATAACTACAATAGCGCCAGCTATAAAGCCAACGATATATTCTCTGTGGTATAATGATGATACACTAATTGAATTTCTCCAATGAGCAATCATTTCTTTTATTTTATTCATTTTATATTCCCCCAGTTAGTGCCACATTCATAATCTATTTTATTAGGAACTTCAAGTGTTACAGCACCTTCCATTATTTTTTTTATTTTGGCCGCCATTATATCATCTTTTACTGATATATCTAGCTCATCGTGTACTTGAATATGTGGTATAATTCCTTCTTTATATAGCTCTAACATGGCTTTTTTAGTCATATCTGCTGCTGATCCCTGTATTAATCTGTTTAAAGCTTTGTATGTATAAGCACGTTTAATCCCCGGTCCGTGTTCCCTGAGTGCATCTTCATGACTCAATGCTTTATGTATACCGAATTGATTAGGTTCCCATAAAGGAAAACGACACGCTCTTCCTAGCAATGTACGGATTCGTCCAGAGTCTTGGGCTCTATACATTACGTTATCCATTAACTGTTTAACGAATGGTACACGGTGATGATATTTTTTAAATAGTTCATCAGCTTTATCTTTAGATACACCAAGTTCTGCTTGTAATTTATTTTTACCCATTCCATAGAACAAACCAAGGTTAATTGTTTTAGCTTGAGTTCTAGGTATCTCGGCCATGTCAGCCACAATACTATGGAAATCTGCATCTCCTTCTTTGTATGCATCAACTACTTCATTGACTCCATACAATCCTTGAAGTGCTGCGTAGTGCACTACTAATCTTGGTTCTTGTTGTGAGTAATCAAAGACTCCCCACTTACAACCTTCTTCAGGTATAAATAATGATCTAATAGCAGGTCCAAGTTCCTTGTTTCGTGCTGGAATCTGCTGTAAATTTGGGTTCGAGTAGCTAAATCTACCAGTTACTGTACCTCCATTATCGGATCTAAGCTGATTTATTTCAGAGTATATCCTTCCATTATGTGAATGTTTTAGTATAGTATCTATAAAAGTGGTATGGGCTTTATTAATTTCACGAGCCCGGGCAATCAGTTTCACAAGTGGGTGGGCGTGATTCTGAAGAAAATTTTTAGTAAATGATGGAGAATTTGTTTTTTCGGTTGAGTCATAAGGTAGGCGAAGTTTTTGAAAAACTTTCGCAATACTGCGTGCGGCCCATATTTGGACATCTATTGATGTTTCTTTTTTTACTTTTAATAGGCATTCTTTTTCTTCTTCAAGTAATTTTTCTTTTAATTGGTGAGCTCCTGGAATATCTACTCGTACTCCTAGGAAACGCATATCGACGAGGCAAGGAAATAAGTCAGTCTCTAATGAAAAAATAGATTTTAAATCTTGATTAATTATTTCTTGTTTTAAATACTTCCATAACTCTAAAGTTATCTCAGCATCTTTCTCTGCATATGCTCCAACATACATAGCTGGTAGCTTATACATCTCTGCTTTAGGGTCTACTCCCCAGTCTTTTGCAGCTTCATATAATGCGGCTTCATCTTTACCTGTTCCAATGTATTCTCTTGAACAAGAATTTAAATCATATCTTCTTCTGTTTTCATCTACGATGGCTGTTGCTATCATTGTATCAACAATAGGACCTTTAACTTCAATACCTTCAGCTCTTAACCAACACACATCATACATTGCATTGTGAAAAATTTTAGTAGCATCGTTCTTTAGAATGTTTCTAAAGTAGTTAAAAACCTTTGTTTTATCCATGTTTCCACCGCCTTCATGAGCGACTGGATAATAAGCAGACCAACCTTCAACAGCTACTGCTATTCCTGTAATACAACCACGCCTGGCTACAGAACCTGAACCCATCTTAACTAGGTCAGGATCTTTTGTTTCTAAATCAATTGCTATTTCTTTGTATTTAGATAAATCAGGAAAATCTTCCGGTGGTATCCATTCTGTTTGTGGTTTAAAAAGTGGTTGTTGTATCATTTAATTATTCCCCATGTGTTAGTTGATTGACGTTCTTGTGCTTGGCGTTTAGATTCCTTATAGGATTCTTCTAATTCTTTCTTTTCTTTTTCAGCTTCTTCTAAAAAATCTTTTGGTTCAGGATAATCTCTATCAATAGCCATATCAATGTAGTGTTTAGCTTTTAATAAATCTTGTTTCTGATTTTTTTGTTTATGTCTACATAAATATTTAATTGCATTCCCTTCAGCAAAAGGAATGTTATTTCTGTTAATAAATTCTGATGGCTGAATAACCATACATTGGTAATGACTCCCACCTACCTGTTTTTTATATATGTCACTCACTGTGTAACTTCCATTATAATTATTCCTAATTGTTTTTGATTTTCTGTTAAAACTCTATTGATTTTCTTAGCTTTTTTCCATGTTGCTTTTGTCTTTAAACGATAAGATGGAGTCTTTACATCTATTAATTTAATTTCTCCTGTAGGAGTAACAGCAACTAAATCAAATGGACACTGTGGGTCCACTGCTTTAGCAACGTGATAACCTTTACCTAATAGATCAACTATCATTTTGTGTTCTCCTATTGAACCTTTAATAGACTTAGGACTACTCATATTCTGTAGCCTTTATAACTATCTTTAGGTCTTACAATATGTAATGTTTCTTTAGTTCGTGTTGCTCCAACATAAAACAATCTTTCTTCATCATCAGGATTATTTTCATAACCCTTCATTGTGTTTTCTGTTAGATCAGTTAACAAGACAACATTGTCTGCCTCGCCACCTTTAGCTCCATGTATAGTGGATAAATTAATTCTAGGATCTTGGTTTAACTTCTCCCCGTGATTTTTCATAGATCTAATGTATTCTACTCTCCTGTATGGTGCATCATCAAAAGCTTCGTACCAAACTTTATCAGTTTTTAAACCATGCTTATTCTTTAATGCATCTATACCATAAAAAGATTCTTTTGCCATACCTAATAATCCTTTTTTATCTTTATGTGTAGGTGTCATATAACTATAAATTTTTTCTATAGCTTTGTATGAAACCAATTGGCCTTTTCTTAAATTTTCATAATCATTTATTGCTTGATATAAATCTGCTTCATAATTTCTTTTGTTTCTATTTTTAAAATACATTCCATCTTCATATAAAACTTTTTCAACATCATTTAACTGATGATTAGTTCTACTTAATACTAACCAGTTTCCTCCTTTTAAATCTATTTGATCAAAACTATCATACCATTTTATCTCTCCTTCTCTTTTAGAAGGGAGCCAATTCTTATTGATTCTTTTAGAAATTCGGTGTACAATATTGGCCGCTAATTTATGAATCTTAGCTGGTACTCTAAACGATTGAATTAATTGGTTTATATTACCATCCAATGCAATAAAACTATCTACATCTGCACCGGCCCATCTAAAAATTGCCTGGTCATCATCGCCTGCAACAAAAGAATCTTGAGTGTTATCCCAAATATTTCTAGCCATATGCCATTGTACTTTAGATAAATCTTGTGCTTCATCTATAAATGTCACATCAAACTGAGGACACTTATCGCTCTTAACAAAATCTGTAATCATATCGTGAAAATCTATTAGACTATATTCTTTTTTATATTTTTTTATTTCCTGGTCCAAGATAATAAGTTTTTCTCTCGAGACTTCTTTAGTGTGTTCACCTAAATCATACTGTTGCATTACACTAATCTCCTTGTGTCTTGCTTTATCAATTATACTTAGCTCTTCACTATTAGAAGTAAAGAAAGCATTCCCTTCGTCATGTTCCCATGAAGGAACAGATAAAGGAAGTTTTAATTTTTCTCCTAAATCTCTATAATGAAAAGGTTGCATTACGTTTTCTTTTTTTAAACCAAGTCTTCTGAATGCTAGTGAGTGTAAAGTTCTAAAATGTGGAAGGTCATCTTCAGTTAGATTAAATTTTTTCATTGCTCTATCTCTCGCTTCGTATGCAGCTTTTTGAGTAAAGGCAAAATAACCTATCTTGTCAGGATCAGTTTGTTTTAAATAATCATCTACTTTATTAAGTAATGTGTGTGTCTTCCCGGTACCTGGAGGACCTAATACTATTGTTGTCATCTATATCTCCTAAATAATAATCTCCATAGCCATGATCTCATGATAGATACTACAGTAAATATTAATGCTATGTGAAAACTGTCCCATATGGTTGGGTACAATCCAAAAAAAGGAAAGATATATAATTGAATAAGAATTGCTAGAGCTAATCCACTTCCTACATCTATAAAACTTTCAATAAAACTATTCATTAATATGGGTCCTTAGGTTTATAACCCGGTGATTTAAATTCTGTTTTCTTGCCATTAAATTTTTTAACGTACATAACCTTGATACTCTTACCACTCGCATCTATTACTTTTATTTTTGCATCAAACCATTCTTTCATCCATGCTGAAGTCTTTTGATAGTCATGGGACCATCTTCTTCTTTGTAAGTGGTCATAAAAGAAGTGTCTAAATTTAAAGTAATGATTCTCGTCATCACTCCAAACATTTCCTCTTTCAATATCTTCTTTTCTTTTTGTTTGTCTTCTATCACTACAATAATCTTCTAAGTGTTCTCTTAATTGATCTTCTGTTTTCATTCCCTCCGGTGCATCTATAACTTCTCTTCCTGCTAGTAATCCATTAATTAATTGTTTCCAATCTTTAGTTTTTAAAGTTGGCGGTAGCATTCCTACTCCTGCTATACAGGCTTCTTCAAATAATGATTGTTGTCTTAAATGTTTTGGGCTATCTAATCTTAATCTTTTACCATCTACGTTTAAATAATAATAAGGATGTTCTAATTGAATCTCTTGTAGATCACTTAACTCTGGAAATGTTGGTGCATTACCTATTCCATATTTTCTTCTTTTACATAATGTTTTATCACAATGACTACACATTGGTTCATCTTTACATTTATATCCCCAATCTTTCTTTTCTATTTGTGCTTTGATTATATCTATTTCTTTCTGATCTAAATCTCCATCCATATACTCTCGGTGAAACCAAGAAATTTTTTCTTTCCAATCTTTCCATTTCTTTTTAGCAAAAACTCCAAAGTGAAATAATGCTGCGTTTCTTCCCCCTTCTTTTATTCTTTCTGCGGCTAGAGTCTCAATACATGGAGGCCCATCAGAAAATTCTGATTGGGGCCTCTGTACTTTTATAGAACCAACATCTAGCTGTTTTACATTATTAATGATCCTATAAAATTCTTCTAAACTTGCTGCGCTTCCATCTTCTTTGAAAGCATATCTTGTTGTGTCATCACCTTTGAAGTAAGGAAGATTTAAAAAGTTTCCTGTATCTTCTTCTGATTTTAATTCTATTTGTTTTGGAAATACTTCTGCATTTGCAAATCCTAATATAGCTCTTATCTCTAAGAGTTTGTCTCTCATTACTTTTGCGTCAATAAATTTTTGAGAAAATAAAAATATATGTGCACCACCACTTTTAGATCTACATACTACTAATGGTAATTTTAAAATTTTAATTTTTGATAATAATTTTTTGTGATCAAACCCTGCATAGGAATCAACATCAATACATCCCCATATACATTGATTGTTATCGTTTATAGGAATAATACCTAGTGTAGGTTCTACACCTTTTAAATGGTTTTCGTAATGAGTTGATGTAACTGGTTCTCTTTTAACAAAAGATTTTCCTTTTAACTTTTCTCCGTTTGCTGGAGCAGTGTTAATGTAGGTACATCCATGAGCCCTTTTCAATCCATCAAATATCTTTTCAAATTCTGTCATAACTTTAAGTAGAGGCGTCTCCACTCTCGCTTCAACGCCTCTTGTTGCAACTTATTCCCTTAGGAATTGCTTAATAAGGAGTTGACTCCGAGTTAACAGAATCGGATCCATGTTTAGCTCTTACATTTCCCTTTGAAATATTCAAAGAAAAACTTTTAGCATTATCATAGATCGCTCTATCTTTGACAGGACCTACTTTATCTACGTCCCAACCAAACCATGTTCCTTTGTCGTTAGACTGTTGAACAGTAGTCAATTTATATACATGACTATATGTTGGTGGAGTAAATAAACCAGTTTTACCCTGTAGTTTGATACCCATCATCATTGTATTCCATTTACGGCTAGTCTTTAATTGAGTAGCCTTCATAGTAATCAATGCTGTGCTAGGATTGTCGCCGAGTAACATTACAAAGTGACTTGCGGTATTCTCAAGATAATTACCGTTTGGTAATCTATCTTTATTCATAGCATCTCTTTTAGCTGATGCTACTGCCTCAGAATCCACAGCATGTACTGCTACGGGTGCGCCCATTGATTCTCCTCTATCCTTCCATTCCACGTATTCTCTTTTATAAAAACACGGGATGACTTGGATACCTTTTGCACCGTCATAAAGTTCATTCGTGACAGTGTTTAAGATCATACCAGGAGCTGCGTCCTTGATATATTTAGCATGTCTCGAATTAACTTCGGGAGACAGCTGACCTAAAACTTTAAGAAATGGTAACGCAAGATCTTCTTGCGACATTGTCGAAAAGCCAGCGTTCGCATCATCTTCAAATAATGTAGATGATGGAAGCTTAGCGTTTATCTTTGGGATAACCGCATTTTGCTCGTTTTTTGCTTCGTTGTTCATAGTTATTGTTTCTTTGTTAGTTTGGTACGGTTTCCTACATACACGTTGAAAATGTCCATTGGCATGTCTTTACCTGCCTCAATACGCTCACGGACTAGCGCTTTTAAAGTCATGGGTTCTACCTTCAACTTTTGTGTCGGTTCGAACCCCTGACTTTTCGCAAGGTTAGCATAATCTACCGCCTTGTTATCTTCATGACGTCCAAAGGAAACGACAACATCATTTTTAATAATGTCGCCTAGGCCGTTGTCACGAAGCCATTTATAAGCTTTCTCTCTGTTTGCAACAGAGATACTTGCACTATAGAAAGGTTTAACGTCAACTGATGAACCATCAGCTAACTTCAATTGAGATAATCCCATCTCTGATAACATAGTTGGAATTACATCTTCTGAAATTCTTGCAATCTCTTTTTGTGTTTGTTTAATTTTTTCTTCTTGAGCTTTTACTTCAGCTTCTAAATCTCTAAGTCTTAATACTTGATCTGATAATGATTTTATTTCTGTAGTCTTTGTTAATACTTCTTCTTGGTCTTTCTCAAAATCTATTGCCATTATTCTATCTCTCCTTTTTCGTATAAGTTAATTTCAATTGGATAATATTGTCTTTCTTGTTTATCCCATTTTAAAAGTTTATATTTTCCTCCTGTTATATCACTAACAATTGAACATGCAACTCCAATAATTGCTGGATCACCAGTTAATAATAAATAATCTTTATTACTAAAATTTTTTAAACCTTGTCTTAATTTAAAAATTAATGGACCAGGTGAAAAAATCATTTGAGAAAATTCAGGTAACACAAATTTAAAGTCTCCATATTTTTGTGCGCCTATAATATTTATTTTAGGAGCACCAGCTTTTGTTCCTGATACTTCTTGTATTACATATACAGTGGAAATATTTTCTTCTTTCATTGCATTGACTTATACCTTTTTTTAATATAATGTCAACACCATAGAAAGAAAAATTTATGAATTATAAATTTAAAACAAAACCGTATCAGCATCAGCTTGATGCTCTTGAAATTTCTTGGAATAAAGAAGTTTATGCATATTTTATGGAAATGGGAACAGGTAAAACAAAAGTTCTTATAGATAATATGTCTATGCTTTATGACAAAGGAAAAATTGATGGTGCCTTAATTATAGCTCCAAAAGGTGTAGTAGGTACGTGGTATAAGCAAGAATTACCAACACATTTAGTAGATCATGTCGAAAATGTGACCATTTTATGGCAACCTAGTATATCTAAAAAACAAGAAGAAAAATTAAAATCTTTGTTTGAAATAGAAACAGCTTTACATATTTTAATTATGAATGTGGAAGCTTTAAGTACTCAAAAAGGTGTAGACTTTGCAACTAAATTTTTATCATCACATAGAACTTTAATGGCTATTGATGAAAGTACCACTATTAAAAATCCTAAAGCAAAAAGAACTAAAAATATTTTAAGACTTTCTAAACTTGCTAAGTATAGAAGAATTCTTACAGGTTCTCCAGTTACTAAAAACCCATTAGATTTATATAGTCAATGTGAATTTTTAGATCCTTTCTGTTTAGATTTTGCTTCTTATTATGCATTTAGAAATAGATATGCTGAAATGAAAACAGCTAATTTCTATGGAAGAAGTGTTCAAATTGTGGCAAGATTCCGACATCTTGATGAACTTGCAGAAAAACTAAAACCTTTTTCTTTTAGAGTATTAAAAGAAGATTGTTTAGATCTTCCTGAAAAAACATTTATGAAAAGAGTAGTAGAGTTAACTAAAGAACAAAAAGAATTATATACTCAAATGAAAAAAATGGCGCTTGCTATGTTAAATGGAAAAGTAGTCACTACTAAAACTGCTTTAACTCAAATTATGAGACTTCAACAAATTACATGTGGTCATTTCACCGCTGATGATGGCACTATGCAAGATATAAAGAATAATAGAGTAGATGAATTAATGGATGTATTAGATGAGATAGAAGGCAAAGTTGTTATATGGGCCCACTATCAATATGACGTTAAAAAAATAATAAAGGAAATTCAAAAGGTCCATGGTCCGGGATCGGTGGTTGATTATTATGGGTTAACTCCTAAAGATATTAGACAGAATAATATAGAAAAATTTCAAAATGATGACTCAGTTAAATACTTTGTAGGTACACCAGCTACTGGTGGTTATGGAATTACGCTTACCGCAGCATCGAACATGATCTATTATTCTAATGGTTATGACTTAGAAAAACGTTTACAATCACAAGATAGAATCCATAGAATTGGGCAAAAGAAACCCGTGACCTACATCGATTTAATTGCAGAAGATACAGTTGACAATAGAATAGTCAAAGCTCTTCGTAAGAAGATCAATATAGCGTCTGAAGTTATGGGTGAAGAATTAAAAGATTGGATTTAACCGTTATACCAAATAACAAGTAGCATAATAAACAAAATTAATCCTTGGTACTTATTAAAAAAAGTACAACAAAGTTTTTCTCGTTTAAGGTCTATCCATCTCATTATATTTGAAAACATAGATTTCTCCTCTTACTTGACGTATCTATCTGTAGATAACCCAAGTATTGGTTTATATTGAGTTTTTCCATCTACTTTGATGGCCATTAAGTATTCTTTTCTGTTTAAATTAATGTCTTTCTTATAACTGACGTGTACCCACCCTGAATTGGGTTGTCCGGGTTCGTAGAATTCAAGGATTAGCTGGTCAAACATAAGGTTTTCTTTAATCCAGTCAGATACCTCATTATTAGGGGTACCAAATATCTCAAAATCCGCCGCTTCTCCCTTGCAATGTTGACTTTTGCTTGAGCTACCTATCTTATTTGACAAAATTTCGCTACGATAGCCGCTTGTCACGGTCACTACGTGGTTAAAATGGTCTCTAACGGGCTGTAGGACCCTCTCACAGAGCAATCTTAGGTTCTCCTGCTCATCTTCATTAGGGTTATTATCTAGACCCATCCTAGTGGCTGTTTGACTTTTGGTCAGCTCAGCCAGGCTGAAGTTCTTACTTAATTTCATAGTAATTTGAAAAGCACTCCCACAATGATTCCCACCGTTGAGGCTAACCCTCCTATAATGTAGAACAATAACCTATCGCTTTTAGTATGTAAACCCTCAATATCCCTGTGAATATGCCGTAAATCGTTAGTTTTTATGGTATTTATAGCTGTTTTGAGCCCTGTTATGTGCCCATATAAAGCCACTATGTGCTCACCTGTATTTCTTGGTCTTTTCACGCTAAACTCCCTAATCCTTGATTTTGTCTTTGTGCTATTAGTTTTTCAGTAGGATCCAATAAAGCTTCCTGAGTACCAGTTAAACTAGTTTGCGGATTTACTTGACTCCCAGAAATAGTAGGATATACGCGCGACGCCGTAAAAATTTCAGTTTCCAATGGTGGCGTACCTATGGGAGCTGTGGTTTTTGACTGTTGGTCTTTAATTGATTTTTCATAGCCTTCAGCGTCTTCTTTTATTTTTTCTTCCATTAATTCATTTTGATCTTTAATAATTTCTTCGTAATCTAAAACATCTTCTTTAATTTCTCCTGCTCTGACATCAAATGGAACATTAATTTCTTGTTCAATTAATGTAGGGTCTTGTCCTAATGGCACTGCTCTCCATGCTTGATAGATATCATTAAGATCATTAATATTATAAAACTGATTAGGAGTATAGTAAGTTCCTTTTTCTCTATTAATATTTTTTATCATGGCAGAGAATCCATTCTCATTCATTAAATTAATTTTTGGTATCTTAGCAGGTTCAAATCTACCTAGCATTAACATTTTAACCTCGTCTTTAGAGAAAGCTCTTCTTCCTTCTAACATTTCTCTAATTTGAAATTCAGAATAACCTATAGTTCTTAAAGCTTCAATGTCTTTCCATGCTTCAGACCAAATTCTATATCTATTTTTTTGATATCTAAGAAAATTAGTATTAATATTTGTAGGAGGTAGTCCTTGTTCTATTTTTCCAAAGTCAGACATTAAACTATTAGCACTTATTGATCTATTAATAAAAACCTTTCTTGCATTAGAAAGTTCAGCTGAAATTTGACCTATTTTATATTTCATAGATTTAAATGCATCTATTTCTCCCATTCTAAACCCAGCTATCGTAGCTGCTACTTCATCCATAGGATCAAACTCTACCGCACTCTTACTTACTTGGCCTTCAAATGCTCTCCATATTTTTTCACCACTCTTCAATGTAGTTGGTAACATCTTAGAATATATATGATAAAGAGTTTTACTAAATGGATCTACATCATTTTGCCAGTCAGCAACTAACGATCCGTTTTTAGTTTTTGCTTGTCCATTTTTATTTGGTGTTACTTCCTGCATAGTTTCATACCAAATAGCTTTAGTAATAAAAGGTTGTATACCTTTCATGACCGATTGAATCATAGAGTCTGCAAACAAACCTAAAGTAGATTGGTCTGTTTTCTTTCCAGTATTCCAATTATCTAAAAACATTTTAAAAGGAACTATAACATCTGAATAAGGCATTAACGTATCTGCATCTACAAATTTAATTTTTTTAGTTTTTTCATCTTGTTTTGTCAAAGGAATTAATGTGTGTCCTTTTTGGAACTCAGGTGAAAATCTTTGTTTGTATGCTTCTATTATTTCTTTTGAAACACCTGTCATCATCAGTGCTGTTTCGAATGCAACAGGAACTAAAGTTCCAACTGTTCCTATATATCCCATTAATCTTCTTGCACCCATCTGTCTTATGTATGGGTTGCTTGATGCCATTTCGGCTGTACCTCTTCTTAATATTTGATAAGAGTTTCTCCACATTTCTGATGTAAAACCTACGAAGTTTCCAAAGAAAGGAATCTTTCTTATAGTTTGTACAGCTCTTGGTACCATTGAATAGTTAGGATAAGTATCTCTTACTATTAAACCTGATACTTCTTTGATAGCATCTTCAATAGTTTTTAAATTTTGTCCATGTTTGCCGGCAGTTAATGATCCAGATTTAAGTGGGTTCCATTCAAACCCTTCTACTTCTCTAAAATATTTTTTAACATCCTCTAAAGTTTTAAATGCAGGTTTTAATTGTGACTTAGTAAATTGATAACCAAATAATTTCCACACGTTATCACCTAATTGATATGCTTCAATAGACTTTTGAACTAACTTTCCAATAGCTCCTTTGTTAGTTAATAACCTTTCAAATATTTCATCTGATGCAGCACCTACACCTTTCCAATCACTTACAGTTTTACCTACAACATCATCTACTCCTATGTCTGTTGCATCTCCTTTTCTTATCTTTTTAATAACATTTTTAGCTGTTTCTTTTATATTTGGTACTTTACTTGCACCAATTAACTCTGGAATTAAATCTTCTAACTCTCTTGCAATCGTAGAGTTATCAAGGGCTCCCATTTCTAAAGCTTCATCTAATATTTTTCTTAATGCTTCAGGACTATCTGTCTTACCTACCATTTCTTTCCATAACATTTCAAAGTTATCTGCTACTGATGCACCGGCACCTACGTGGCCATTAGCCATGGCAAATGAACTAGCTGTTGTTATGTTTCTCATCTGAGTCATTAATGAAAGAACAGTTTTATTAATTTGGGTTGCAGCTTTAATAGCTAATAAACTTTTATAGAAAGGAAGTTTTAATACTTGATCAATTAATAATGTTTGATCACTAATTGCTTTAACCATTTCAGGAGCAGCTAACATGTTAGACCCATCTTTATTTTTAAAAAGACCTTCTAGGTCCATGTTGTATGGTTTTTTAACTGTTATTTCTTTTAATGTTCTTGGGTTAACAATATTATTCTTAGCTACAAAATCTAAGTATTCGTTTCTATTTCTAAATATCCATTTACCTAACCCTTGACGAGCTAATTCTCTATACGCATTGAAAGAGTGTATAGTATGTGCCTGTTCAACTAACGTATCTAATATAATACTTTTTGGATCCCTTACTTTACCTAATAGATTTGCTATTTCATCGGGAATATTTTTAAGATCTTTAAATATATTAGCAGGTACTTTAATAGCTGCAGCTTCATTCATGATCTCTTTTAATCTCATGCCTGGAGTAGTTCCTTCTCTTCTACCAATTGCAAGTATAGAGTTTACTTTTTCTGTTGCATCAGCAACTAATCTTTTATAAGCTTCAGTTCCTTTTCGTGCATTTTTATATAGGGGATCACTTTGTCTTAGTAGATTCATAAAGTATTTAATACCTTCGTCTACTGCTTCTTTAGATGCTCTCCACTTAGAGTTCTTAAAGATTTCATAACTAGTATGTAAATATTTACCTATGTTTCTAGTCATTTCTTCTCTTACATCTAAGTCTCTAATGATAGGTTGTAAAGCGTCAGTTTGTTCATCAATCATTTGTCTTATCGCTCGTGTTCCTGTTCTTAAAGATTTAGGAAGTTTATCTAGTTTCATTTGTCCTTTTAAAACTTTAATAACATCATCCCAGTAACTCATTGCAGCAACTGATGTCCTAGTGTTAAATGCTATGTCACTAAACCCAGCTTTAACTAGACCATACATAGCTTTATCCATTTGTCGTTGCCATATATCAAAATTCTTTTTAACTTTTCTAACCATGTTTTGTTGTAATCTCATAGCTGTTGCAGAACCCTTATCAAATTTCCAGTTAGGATTAAGAGGTGCTACTATCCAGTCATCAAACCATCTTCTAAATGTATTCATGTCAGAAAATTTCCAGTATTCTCTTTTAGGTATACCTAGTTTAGTCATACCTTTAGTCCATCCTTTTTTAGCTAATCTAAATAGACCTGGTATTCCAATACCACCTTTAGTTTGAGCAGATAAAATTTTACTACCTAGACCTAATGTCATGTCAGCTAAGCCAGGGATTTTTGTAATAGGTCCCATCTGTAAAGACTTAGGTAGTTGTTGTCCCCCTAATACTTTTCCAGTAGTTTTAGCAACTAACTTTAATGATGGTCCAACCAATGTTATACCACCAACTAAAGCTGTACCTTCAGCTCCAAATTTTAATTTGTTTCTAAGAATTGCAGCCGCTCTTTCTTTACCTACTAATCCATCAAGACTTTCAGACTTTGAACTCACTAATAGTTGTTGTAATTTATTTCCACCTTCAGCTTCTGTCTTTCCAAATATATCTCCCATTGTTTCATTAGCTTGAGTAGATACCATAGCATCGCCAACAGCTGCTGGTAATACCCAGTAGCCACCAAACCTTGCGATATCCATTCCAGTTTTAGTTCCTGTAAGAGAAGGGATCTTAACTTTATCTAATACTCCTGCAGTTTTTTGTGCAAGTTTTCTTTTTGCTAATTTACCAATAACTTTCTGTGCTATTTTTCTAGCTATACCCCACCCAGTACCATATTGAACTAAGATAGATGTAAACTTAGCTACTGATCCAGCTTTGTCTCCATAGACATCCATTAAATCTATTGCTGGTAAAGCTTTTTCTACTTTAGCTAATACATCTGTATCTAAATAAAGATCGGATAATGAAGCTCCAAGTTCCGCGGTCCCTGCTATTGTATTGTAGGCTCCTGAACTTACTCCTATTGGTATTTGTAACCATCCACTTTGAAGAAATTCTTTTTGTGTATCTTGTCCTTTTTTAGTATTTTTACGATAGGTCATATCGTAAACTTTTTTACCCTGATAATTATAATCACTCCACTTCATCTTATCTTTAGGGTGCATGAACTTAGTAAAGTTTTTAATGTCAGAACGACCTTCCGTCGCCATCTGATCTATGTACATTTCAAGAGGTTTAAGATCTCTGCTAAAGAGATGCATAAATCTTCTAATGTCTTCTTTAGATTGTGATGTAAAGTTTTGAACCTTTCTTATGTAATCATCAGAAAGAATTGCGGGTGGGTTGTCAGCTTCTTGTTGAAATTTAGATTTTCCAGAGAGTGGTGGTTTTTTTCCAAAGTACTTCTCGTAAAGAGATGCCATGAAATCTCCTATGCTATTGCACCTGACATTTCATCAGTGTTAATAACTAATTCCACTCCATACTTTTTGTTAAATGCTATAACATCTTCTTGAGTTTCAATGTCAGCAAAGTCTGTGAATGCTTCTGGGTTATATGCAATTAGTCTTACAACATCGTCAGTAATTTCTTCAGGTAGTCTTGCTCTTAATAAAACAAATGGATCATCAGATGGCATAGTTTGTGAAGGCATACCACCTTGTTGTCCCATATTAAATGTGTCTACGTTTTCTGTCATAGACATATCACCACCAGGTGTTTGAATATTTTCAGTCATAGATACATCTTGATCCATAACAGGGCCCATACCCATATTGTATCCTCTTCGTATAGGTTTACCACCCATAGCATTACCTGTAAAACCTAAGTAAGCTCCTATTAATCTTTGTATTTGTTG